CAGCTTCGTTCCACTTTGGATCTATCCAGGGCCTGACATCGCCCTGCACTAAGTCAGTGACCACTCCGTTCGTCATTGAGCCAACCGCACCGACAACAAGATCCTTAACTGCCAGCATATTATTGAAGGTGGTGCCTGCATAGAGACCGAGGGTCTCGTTCACACGCAGCGTGACATTGTTGATCTTCTTCTGCTTTCCTTGGATGCTGTCAGCGGCCGAGGTTACATCAAGATAGAGTGTCTGGAGTTGGCATACAAAAGAAAGGCCGACGGTGACTTTCGAGGCAGGTGCCGAGAGAGTAAACGTGCCATCGGAGCTCATCACGAATGATGGGATCACTGCACCATCGGCCAGGCCGGTACAAGTCAGACCAGCAAGTGCCGTTGCTCCTTGAAAACTCGATTTTGGGGTGCCGACATACTGGTAACTACAATCAACAGTGTTTGCGTCAACGACACCATTAGGCATGAGCCGTTCCGGCATCAACTCAACCAGTTGAACTGTCTGGCCATTACCAAGGGTTCGAGACACCACGAAATAAGCGAAGGTTCGATAACCGGAGTACCCAACCTCAGTGACCGTACAGCACGATTTGAATGCGCCCTGAGTATCGTGACGAGCCCAACCGACAAATTCCTGTTCTTTGATAAAGGTAAGGGACAGGAGGATACCATCGCTGCGGACTGCCCATACAAGTTTATAAGGCTCTTCGGCCCAAGCCCACTCCTTAATAACGTAGCCGAAGAAGAGGTGAGAAGATAGAACAGAAATATCAGTACCAGTAAAGACATTAACATAGAAGTTATAAGTGCTATCACGAACAGAAGAACCCTTAGCGGGGACTGTAAGGATATCATAATTAGAAATGATCGGCGGAACATCAGAGGAACCCACATAGCTTTGCTGGTTCGCGACGATGGCGCTGGGCGTAACCGCTGCACCGAGGGAGCCACCGTTTACAAGGAAGCTAACCCCATCAGTTACGACCAGCAAGCCACCGGACTGTGAGATCAGGGCCTTAATGTTCGACAGCTGGCCTGACACAATGTTGGCAGTTATAGCATCATCCGATTGGACAGGATCAGAAGTGTTGAAGTTAAAATAGTCCCCCGGCTGCGACATCAGCAGGACCTGCGGGGACGAATTGGTAGCTGCAAGAACAAGACGTTGCTGGAAGAATGCCGGGACTGAAGGATTGCCGTAACCGACAGCGCCAAGGCCAGCCGTGGCAGCTGCACCACCAGCACCAGTGAAGGAAATCGTCGGGGCCACTGTGTAACCATATCCTGAATTGGTTAGGGCGAGGCTCTGCACTCCCCACACCAGTCCGAGAAGTGCTCCAGACCCACCGCCAGATGTGCTGGTCGGCGCGACAGGATTAGGTGGATAAGTTCCGACAGACTGACCACCATTCAGAGACGTAACTGAGATAATCCCACCTGAACCATCAACCGCCGTAATAGTGGCGATCGCACCAAAGCTGAAATTAATCGTATCACTGACAGCATAACCAGTGCCGGGGGTTGGGACAGAATAAGATCCAATCCAGACCCACACAATGCTAGCTGTTGCAGTGACACCGCCAGCTGGTGGGGCGGAGAACGAGCAAGTCGCCGGGGCTATGCTACCTGAATATGAGCCCGAGTTTGTTACTGTCACAGTGGCAACGGAGCCACCCTGCACAAACGGCGTCTGTATTACAGGTGGACCCTGTGAGAAGTCAGGGGCAATATTGGTATCGACCAGTGAAGTGCTGGAGACGGTCCCTATATATCCAAGCGAGGAACCAGCGGGTACAGGTGCCCCATATGCGACAACTGATCGGTAGACGTTATAGTCCTGTGCTCCGGCCACAGCGGCCCATGTGATAAAGATAGACCCGTTCACCACTCTAATATCTGTAAGATTTGGAATAGCAATGGTTGCCTTTGGTCCCTCTTGTCCATTCGCATCCACCGCTGTCACGGCATACAGATAGTTACAAGTACCGGCAGCGAGGGATGTGGTAAAGCCAAGACCAGTTGGTACAGCTACAGTCGAGCCAAACGTAATAGGTGTAAAGGTCCATGACGCCGATGCAAGAAATGTCAGAATATAAGGTGGGTAATTAGGATGACAGAAGATCATCGAGCTGACGTTCTGTACAAATTTCAGCTGGGCCAAATCAGCCGCGGTGTAGGGTGACGCAACTGTATATACTCGTTGTGTTGTGCCACCACTTGTATAGCTGCTCCACAAGGTCGAATTGACGTTATTCCCTAGCAGGTCTACCAGTGGGACTGTTGAGCCAGTGGCTGTGAACGGCACCAGGAAGTACCGACCATTAACCTGCGTCATTCCACTGACGCCAGAGACATAAAGCCATTGGCCAGCAGCATAGGTGTTAGTAACACTGATAACGCCGGGATTGGCCTTGGTAATGCCAGTAATAGCAACGCCGGGCTCGAGGACTGGCGCGCCGTTCCTGTGGAAGCGGATATAGCCATTCCCAAACTCGAGACAGAACCCAAGGGACTTAGATGCTTGGAATGGAATCAGCCGTATCGGGTTCGTTGAGGATGGATTGTTATTGTTTAGGCACTGAAGAACGTATCGTGTCCCTGGCCTTGTGCTTGCACCACCTCGATAGTCAACGAAGAAGTTTCGGAGCGTCGCTGCGCCCGAGTGGTACTTCTGCATATCCACTCGAGCGTAAAGATTAGGAGCCCATTCCCCCGAGTTAAATGACGGCTGCGAGATAATCGTTGACATTGAGACTTATATCCATACACATGACGGGGGCAAAGGTATGGTTAATTGACTAGTATACTGGCCAGTAGCTTCCCCAATCGAAGTTAGCCCACGGACCCTGATAGTACTCTGTCCACCCGATACCTCTAATTCGGATGAAGTCTGGAGTCACATCATTAATAGTCAGACCTTCGTTCCCGTCTACCTTTCTCGCTTCAGCTATCTTCGCGTTTGCCAGCTGTATAGCTTGGTTCGCCCCTTGCTTATCCCCGGTCAGTGCCATGCAAATCCCGGAGCCCACTACTGCCGCCCACGCCTCGAAGAAGTCAGGGTCCATCACATTCGGATCATTGATCTGCTTCACATAAGCGCAGGAGGCGTACTCTTGATTACATTGAATTACGCGACCGGAGTACTGTGGACCAACATCCGAAGCTGCGAGGACCGCACCAGTGCCAAATCCGTTCGTGTATACCTGCGACATGTTATAGGTGCTGTGACCGAAAAGCATAGCGTTCCGGCTAAGGTTTGGCAGATCGTAAAGTGTTGGAGTCGTCACCACTGTTAAGATGACCCCGCCACCTCCGATCGAGGCTACCTGTGCAAATAGCAGTCCGTTAGGAACAGTGCCAGCAGGAGGAGGTCCACCACAGTAGAGAATATCACCCACAGCATAACCAGTCCCCCCATTAACTACTGTAATACCAGTTGCTTCCCGAAGATACTGCTCAACCGCAATCTTAAACTTAATTGGCTGGCCCTGCCAGAACGCAGGGGCTCCTCCGGTTACAGCCGTAGTGATTGGAACGCCATCAGCGAATCCCGTTAAGTTCGCTGGGATCAGATAGCACATCCTGAGACAATCGTCAGGGTACATATACTCATAGGCCCACGGCGCTGGGGGCTGTCCCGGCCGCCATAGGTTTGTGCTCGGAGATGTATTTTCCGGTGTCCCTGGGATTGACGTGAGATATATGAGGTTAGAGTAAACCAGTCCGCAGTTCCACGGTGCCATCCGTAGGAGCGTATCCCGATGGCGTGTCAGGATCAGGTTTGCCTGAATAGCCTCGTTGGAAGTCTGACTAGTCAGTTCGTTTTGCGTAACAGTGGTACGAGTGCCGATGATCTGCAACGCCCTGTTCACTACATCCACGTTTGTAGTCATCGGCCACTCCTAGCACCGTTGCGATCCTGAAGGATGCTTAATTCCGCCCAGCCCCGGCTTTCCACCCTGCTTCCCGTAGCTCTTCGGCTGGCCATGAGTTGTGACCTCACCGCCAAGCCCAGGGCCGTGATTGCCGAGACTTGTTGGCCCCTTTGGCATCTGGTACTTATTTACATCACGCTCTTTCGGCTTACCGCCGTCTCGAGTTACACCCATTAGTACCTCCCTTGTGTGCCCTTACAGCCGTAGTTGGTCCCGTGATTGCCAGGACTGCCAGTCGACGAGCCAAGCGTCGGCTTCTGGTGATTACCCTGATAGTCACCACCAAGGCCGATTGCGTCTCTGATCAGACCTGTGGGACCTACAGGCTGGCAGTATTCT